GATCTGCTGGTGGTGCCACCGGATAGCGATTCGCACGACATGGAACTGCTGATCAACGCGCTATACGTCCAAATGCCAGGCCGCAAAGTCATCATCATTCGCGGCCCGGTGCAGCAGCTGGATGTCGGCGACATGAACAAGCTCGGTTGGTACCGCGCATGAGCACTTTGCGCCAGGTGCTGTATGGCCTCGCCTTGCTTGGCGCCTTGGCGTTATTGATTTGGGGTCAAGAGCAGCGCATAGCGATCGCCGACAAGAACACCGAGCTGGCAGAGGAAAACCTCAAGACTGCCCGAGGCGATGCAGACCGCAATCTAGCTACCGCGAACAGCCTGCGCGACTCACTGCAACAGGAGCGCAATGCGCAAGCCAGTCTGCGCACTCAGCAGGATCAACTGCGCCAAGGCTTGGCCAGCCGTGAACGAACGATCGAGGAGTTGAAGCGTGAAAACACCGAGCTACGTGATTGGACTGCCCAGCCTCTGCCTGATGCTGCTCGCCGGCTGCGCGAGCGCCCCGCCCTCACCGGCGCCGACGCTTATCGTCAGTGGTTGTCCGGCCGTAGTGCCGTGCCGCCTGCCAGCAACGGGCCCGAACACTAACGGCGCCCTGCTCACCGATCAGGATCGCGCTGAGGCCGCTTGGGCGGACTGTGCCGCCCAGGTCGATTTGGTTTACCAACACCAGGTGCAACATGAACAAGCCCGATAGTCTCCGCGCCCATCTGCTGGCTGCCATACCAGAACTCAAGCACAACCCCGATCGCCTGTTGATCTTCATCGACAACGGCAAGATCCGTTGCACCGCGGCTGCCGGCCTGTCCTTCGAATATGCCTACGACCTGCAGATCATCCTGACCGACTTCGCCGGCCATCCCGACAGCGTGATGCTGCCGCTGCTGGGCTGGCTGCGCGTGAACCAATCGGAATTGCTGGTCAACCTGGACAAGTCCGCCCAGGGCATCAAGTTCGAAGCCGATGTCATCGACCACAGCAAGGTCGATATGAGCCTCAGCCTGCCGTTGACCGAACGCGTCATCGTCAAGAAACAGGACGATGGCACCTTCACCGTCAAACATGCTGCCGAACCGCAGTACACGCCCTACGAACAGATTGACGGCCCGATCCAGGTGTTTGCCGACGGCGTTCTGCTCGCCGAATGGCAGGCACCACAACCGACCGATGCCGTGGCGTTGGCCACCCCTCATCCGCAGCGTCCCGCCAATGAGTGACCTGCACGCGTTGGAGGACTGGGCCGGCCTGCTGCTGCACCGTATCGAGCCGGCGGCTCGAACCAAATTGGCCAGGACCATCGCCCAGCAGCTGCGCCGCACTCAGCAACAGCGGGTCACCGCCCAACGCAACCCGGACGGCAGCCAGTACGCTGCTCGAAAGCAGCGGGACCTGCGCGGCAAACAAGGCCGCGTCCAACGCAAAGTGAAGATGTTCCGCAAGCTGCGCACCGCCAGCTATCTCAAGGCCAAGGGCGATAGCAACCTGGTCAGTGTCGGCTTCACCGGGCGGATTGCCCGCATCGCCCGCGTCCACCAGTACGGTCTGAAGGATCGCGCCGAACGGGGAGCCCCTGATGTTCGCTACGACCAGCGGGAAGTGCTGGGCTTCACCGATGCCGACCTTGAATTGATCCGCGACACCCTACTGGCCCACCTGACCCTGTAACCACCCGCGCTACAAGTTCCCCCGGCTGCGCTCGCGTGCGCGTGGCGCCACCATCGGCGGCATGACCAATATCGCCGCCCTCTCCCGCCTGCTGGAAAACCTCATCCGCTTCGGCACTGTTGCCGAAGTTCAGATGCGGCCGCCGCGCGTGCGCGTGAAAACCGGTGATTTGCTCACTGCCTGGCTGCCATGGATTTCCCTCCGTGCCGGTCTCGACAAGGACTGGGACCCACCCACTGAAAAAGAGCAGGTCATTCTGTTCAGCCCGTCCGGCCAACTCGCCAACGGCGTGGCCCTTACCGGCATTTTCAGCGACGAGCATGCGGCCAATGGTGACCGCGAAGGCCTGCACCGCCGCACCTACCGCGACGGCGCCGTGATCGAATACGACAGCATTGCCCATCACCTGCGCGCAGTGCTGCCCGAGGAAGGGACCAGTGAGCTGATCAGTAAAGGCGGTATTCATATCGTCGGCCCGATCACCCATGAGGGCGACTACACCCAGACCGGAAATCAGAACATCACCGGAACGGTCACCGTCTCGGAAGATGTCATCGCCGCCGGTATCAGCCTGGTCAACCACCCGCATGGCGGCGTGAGGGCCGGCCCTGATCAGTCAGGAAAACCCCTATGAACCGAGAAACCGGAAGTGCCATCGGCAACCTGGAACACATCCGCCAGTCAATCACCGACATCCTGAACACACGTATCGGAAGCCGGGTCATGCGCCGCGATTACGGCAGTTTGCTGCCCGAACTGGTGGACCAGCCCCTCAACGACGCCACGCGGCTGCGCGTGTATGCCGCTACCGCCATGGCCTTGTTGCGCTGGGAGCCCCGTATCAACCTCAGTCGCGTGCAGTTCACTGGTGTCAGCCTGCAGGGTGAGGTTGTTTTGGAGCTGGAAGGCGCCGAAGTCGACAGTAACCAACAACACAACCTGAGTATCCCGCTGCAACTGGGGGCCAGCGTATGAACACCTTCGTCCCGATCGATCTCAGCCAGCTCCCGCCCCCTCAGATCGTTGAGCAAATCGACTATGAGTTGATCCTGGCCGAGCGTAAGGCCTATGCCATCAGCCTATGGCCGGCGGACGAGCAAGCGGAAATCGCTGCCCGCCTCAAGCTGGAGTCGGAGCCACTGACCAAGCTGCTCGAGGAGAACGCCTACCGCGAGACCATCTGGCGTCAGCGCGTCAACGAAGGCGCCGTCGCCAACATGCTCGCCTTGGCCCAGGGTGCCGACCTGGAAAACTTGGCAGCGAATTACAACGTCGAACGCCTGGTAGTGCAGGTCGGCAACCCTAGCGCCGTACCACCGATTCCCGAAGTCCTGGAGAGCTACGACAGTTTGCGCGAGCGTGCCCAAATGGCATGGGAAGGCCTTAGCACCGCAGGCCCGCGCAACAGCTACATCTTTCACGCTCGCGCTGCCGATGGCCGTGTGGCCGATGCCACAGCGGAAAGCCCAAGCCCCGCTGTAGTAATCGTCACGGTTCAATCTTTGCTGGGAGACGGCAGCGTTGACGCGGGTCTGCTCAGCATCGTCAACGCCTACCTCAGTGACGACGACCGCCGGCCCGTGGCAGACCGCCTGACAGTGCAGAGCGCGGTTGTCATCCCTTATCAGGTCAGTGCCAGGCTCTACCTAAAGACCAACGGCCCCGAATCCGAGCCAATCTTTGCCGCCGCCAACCAACGCCTGCTGGCCTACGTGCATCAACGTCGCCGGCTGGGTATGGAGGTGTCCGAGTCCGCCATCCACGCCGCGCTGCACGTCGAAGGTGTGCGCAAAGTCGAGCTGGATGCCTGGACCGATATCGCCTCCACGCCGTACCAAGCTCCTTACTGCACCACCATCACGCTGACACAGGGTGTGGAGTAATGGGCGCCGTGTCGCTGTTACCGCGTAATGCCAGCCAGTTGGAACGGCTGGCCGCCCAAGCACTGGCGCAAATTCAGCGCACGCCTATTCCGCTGCGCCAGCTCTGGAACCCCATGGCGTGCCCGGTTGATCTGTTGCCTTACTTGGCATGGGCCTTTTCGGTCGATCGCTGGGACAGCAAATGGACGGAAGCCACCAAACGCGCTGCCATCCGTTCGGCGTATTACATCCACTCGCGCAAGGGCACCATCGGCGCCCTGCGCCGTGTGGTCGAGCCGCTGGGCTATCTCATTGAAGTGGTGGAGTGGTTCGAGACCATTCCCGAAGGCGTACCCGGCACATTCGCGCTGAAGGTTGGCGTACTGGACACCGGCATCACCGACGAGATGTATCAGGAACTCACGTTCCTCATCGATGACGCTAAGCCTCGTAGCCGGCACCTGACCGGCCTAGCCATTAGTCTCGAAACAACCGGCCAGCATTACCTTCGCGCTGTGATTTACGAAGGTGACGAAATCACCGTGTACCCGCCCATTCAACGCGACATCGAAGTTACTGCCCTCATCGGCCGGGGCGGTCGCGATCACATCATTGACACTCTGGATGTATTCCCATGATCGACCAGACCTCTCAGTTCTTCGCCATCCTGACCAACATCGGCCTGGCCAAACAAGCCAATGCGGATGCCTTGGGCATCGCCTGGAAGATCACCCAGATGGGGGTCGGCGATGCCAACGGCACCGAGCCGATGCCTTCGGCTAGCCAGACCGCGTTGATCAACGAACGCCGCCGAGCCCCGCTCAACCAGCTCAAGGTCGACCCGGCCAACAGCGCGATCATCATTGCCGAACAGGTCATTCCTGAAGACGTCGGCGGCTGGTGGATTCGTGAAATCGGCCTGTACGACGCCGACGGCGACCTGGTGGCCATCGCTAACTGCGCTCCGTCGTTCAAGCCGCTTCTCACGCAAGGCTCAGGCCGCACCCAGGTTGTGCGGATGAACATGATCGTCAGCAACTCCAGCAACGTCGAACTCAAGATCGATCCCAGCGTGGTGCTTGCCACCCGCGCATATGTCGACGCGAAAGTCCTGGAGGAACTGAACAAGCTCGACAGCAAGCAATCGGTGAGGGTGGCCACCACGGCCAACATCGCGTTGGCGGGCCTACAGACCATCGACGCGGTCGCCCTGGTCGCAGGTGATCGGGTGCTGGTGAAGAACCAGGCCGTGGCCAAGGACAATGGCATTTACCTGGCGGCGGCGGCGGTTTGGACCCGGGCGCCGGATGCCGACACTAACGCCGAGGTGACGTCGGCACTGCTGACCTCGGTCGAGCAGGGCGCGACCCTGGCCGACACCCGTTGGCAACTGGTCACGGACGGGGTGATAGTCGTGGGCACCACGGCGCTGACGTTCCAGGACGTCACTCAGGGCTATGCGCCGATCAACTCCCCAGCGTTGCTGGGCGCTCCAACGGCGCTAACCCCGCCCCAGTTCGACAGCTCGCTCAGGCTGGTGAATACCGCCTTCGCCAAGCGGATGGGCGTCGAGTATTCGGGCTTCGCGCCTTTGACAGCCAGTACCGTACTTGGGGCTTCAAGTGTTGGTGGAATGGTGTCCGCCGCTTCTGCGGTGCCGATCAATATCACATTGCCGCCGACTGCCGGCGTGCCGGACGGGGCGACGGTCGGGGTGGTGAGCGCTGGGACCGGCGCAGTCACAATTCTGCCGTCAGGGCTGGACGTTGAGACGTCACCGGTCGGCGGGGTTATCACGTTTGTCTTGGGCGCGGGTGATAACGCCGAGTTTGTGAAGGTGGCGGGTGGCTGGCGCTTGCGCGGCGGGTCTATGGCTCTCCGATATGCTTCCGTGATCACGGGACCCAACTGGTTCACTCAGCCCATGTTCACTGCTGATAAGTCGTGGGCGACAACGGAATTCGTCCAGCGGGCGCTCGGCAATCTCTCCGGCATGACGATCTATACCGGTAACTCCAGCATGTCGGTAACGGATTTTGGTCGCATTGTTTTGGCAAACTCCGCGCTCTCGATAACGCTCACTCTTCCGGCCGTTGGTAGTGTGCCGACAGGGGCGTCAATTCATATCCGAAACGTCGGTAGTGCACCGGCCACCGTGGTGCCGCCTGCGGGCGGAAGTATGTCGGTGATTGCCACGATAAGTATCCCGAGCGTTGTCCTTCAGCCCGGCGCATCGCTGATGGCGACCGTACAAGGGAGCAACTATTTTCTGGATGGCTCGGCATCGTTAAAGCACGGCACTGACTTTAGCGCCTCGTTAACTGGCCCTATTTGCTGGCAAAAGCTGCCGAGCGGGGATATCGAGCAGTGGGGAACCTACGTTGGTGCGGCGTCTGGTGCAGAGGTGGTGATTACGCTGCCGGTGACGATGTTGGCGCCGCCGACTGGTATCGAGCTGACCTATGCCAACTTCAGCTCAAGTGAAGTCGTTGGACAGGCGCCGGTGTTGCAGGCCAGGGCTAGTACGGTGGGGTCCATTACGATCCGCAATTTGTGGAGCAATACAGCATCGTTCATGTGGAAAGTTAGGGGGCGGGTATGACGGTTTTTTATAGTCCAGAGACTGGTTTTTTCTACGACGATACGCTGTGTAGTTTCATTCCTGGTGACGCTCTTGAGTACAGAGCTGAAGAGCGGGACGCCTTGCTGGCGCTTCAAATGAATGGCCGGCGCATAGTGACGGGTGACGATGGTTATCCGGTGTTGGTAGATCCGCCGCCGCTGACAGCGGAGGAAGCCGCCGCGATCGAACGTGTGTGGCGTGACTCCACGCTGGCCGCAACAGATGGTGTCGTAAGTCGGCACCACGACGAGCTGGAGGAAGGCATTACCACCACGCTCACGGTCGAGCAGTACACCGAGTTACAGGTTTATCGCCGTCAGTTGCGCGACTGGCCACAGACGGGCGAATTTCCGTTGCTCGATCACCGACCACCAGCCCCAGAATGGCTGGCCGAGTACCTGTAAGCCTTACGCCTACAAGTCCTCACGCTCGCCGAACCAACGCGCGCGCGGCAGCCTGTGCAGTGTCTTTCCACCACTGCGCAGGCAAACCCCATGGCCGACGAATACCATCACGGCGTGCGAGTCCTCGAAATCAACGAGGGCACCCGCCCCATTCGCACCGTTTCCACCGCTGTCATCGGCCTGGTCTGTACTGCCGAAGACGCCGATGCCACGGCATTTCCATTGGACACCCCTGTCCTGATTACCAATGTGCAAGCCGCTATCGGCAAGGCTGGTACACAAGGCACGCTGGCTGCCAGCCTGCAGGCGATCGCCGACCAGACCAAACCGGTCACCGTCGTGGTGCGAGTCGCCACCGGCGTCGATGATGCCGCGACTACCAGCAACCTGATCGGCACCACCACCGCCACCGGCAAATACACCGGTATGAAAGCCCTGCTCGCCGCCAAATCGCGCTTGAAGGTCACCCCACGCATTCTCGGTGTGCCAGGTCTCGACACCCTGCCCGTCGCCACCGCGCTGGTGGCCATCGCTCAGCAGCTGCGCGCCTTCGCTTATGTCAGTGCATCGGACTGCCAGACCAAGGAAGAAGCGACGACCTATCGCGAAAACTTCGGTGCCCGCGAAGTCATGGTCATCTGGCCGGACTTCCAGAACTGGAACACCGTCACCAATGGCATCGTCACCGCCCCAGCCGTGGCCCGAGCGTTGGGCCTGCGCGCCAAGATCGACCAGGAAGTGGGCTGGCACAAAACCCTGTCCAACGTCGCCGTCAACGGCGTCACCGGTATCAGCGCCGACGTGTTCTGGGATCTGCAGAACTCCGCCACCGATGCCAACTACCTCAACGGCAACGAAGTCACCACCCTGATTAACGAGGGCGGCTATCGCTTCTGGGGCAGCCGCACCTGCAGCGACGATCCGTTGTTCGCCTTCGAGAACTACACCCGCACCGCTCAGGTCCTGGCCGACACCATGGCCAACGCGCAAATGTGGGCCATGGACAAACCCATGCACCCATCGCTGGTGCGCGACATGCTCGAAAGCATCAACGACAAGTTCCGCGAAATGATCGCCGGCGGCTACCTGATCGGCGGCAGCGCCTGGTTCCCCGACGACATCAACGACGAAACCACGCTCAAGGCCGGCAAGTTGTACATCGACTACGACTACACCCCCGTGCCGCCACTGGAAGACCTCACCCTGCGTCAGCGCATCACCGACCGTTACCTGGTCGACTTTGCCAGCCGCCTCAACAGCTAACCCGGGCCTCCCCTCACGGGGAGGAAACCCTGCGCCTGCCGACCGGAGAACACCGCCATGGCCCTGCCCCGCAAACTCAAGAACATGAACCTTTTCAACGACGGCAGTAGCTACCTGGCCGTCGCCAAGTCCGTCACCTTGCCTGCCCTCGGTCGCAAGATGGAGGCCTATCGCGGTGGCGGTATGAATGGCCCGGTCAAGGCGGATTTGGGATTCTCCGACGACGGTATTCAGCTGGAATGGAAAACCGGCGGACTGGATCTGATCTCGCTGCGCCAGTTCGCCACCATCAAGGCGTCCGGCGTGTTGCTGCGATTCACCGGCTTCTTCCAACAAGACGATACCGAGGAAATGAGCGCCGTCGAAATCGTGGTGCGTGGCCGCCATGAAACCATCGAAATGGGCGATGCCCAGCCGGGTGAAGACACCGAGCACGCCATGACCACCACCTGCAGCTACTACAAACTGATCGTCGACGGTGAAGTCATCATCGAGATCGACCTGCTCAACTTCGTCGAGATGGTCGACGGCGTCGACATGCTCGAAGGCCAGCGAAAAGCGCTGGGCATCTAATTCGAATGGCCCTCGATCGAGGGCGCACCCCACCTCCTGGAGAAAACCATGTCCACACCTGAAACCACTGATTCCGTTGTTACCGCGCCGGAAGAGAACACCGTTCAGCTCGATACCCCAATCCAACGCGGCAAGCAGCTGATCGAAACCGTCACCCTGCGCAAACCCTGCGCGGGTGAGTTGCGTGGCATTCACCTGGCCGAGTTGCTGAACCTCGACGTGGCCAGCCTGATCAAGGTCATCCCACGCATCAGCTCACCAGGTATCACCGCCCCCGAAGCTGCCGGCATGGACCCTGCCGATCTGCTGGCCATCGGCGGCAAGGTCGTTGGTTTTTTGCTGCAGAAGCAGGCGAAGACGGATGCATCCCTCGTTGCGTAGAGGACGCCATGGCCGATCTGGCCGTGGTCTTTCACTGGGCGCCAGCCGACATGGATCGGCTGGGCCTGCAGGAACTGATGGACTGGCGCGAGAGGGCGCGGGTTAGGAGTAGCGCCGATGGCCAATGATCTACGACTTCAGGTATTGCTCAATGCCATCGATAAGGCCTCCGCGCCGCTGCGGCAAATCAGCCAGGGCAGCCTCGAAACGGCCCGGGCGCTGAAGAGCGCCCGTGACCGTCTGAAAGAACTCAACACCCAACAGAATGACATCAGCGCTTGGCGCTCCCAGCGGGCAGCCGCTGAAGAGACCGGCCAAGCAATGGCGGCCGCACAAGCCAAGGTCAAAGGGCTCAGTCAGCAATTCGCGAGCACTGGCGTACCGACCAAAGCGATGGCCAAGGAATTCCGCGCGGCGGTACGTGACGCCCAGGCGCTGAAACAAGTCCATCAGCAACAGAGCGAAAAACTCCAGGGCTTGCGCAGCCGACTACATGACGCTGGTATCAGCACCAAAGCCCTGAACGGTCATGAGCGCCAGCTGCGCGAGCAGATCGACGCCACCAACGCCAGCATCAGCACTCAGGGCAAGCGCATGGCAGCCTTGAATGCACGGCAAGCGCAGGCAGCAAAAATGCGCAGCAACTTCGCCAAGAATCGAGAGATGGTGGGCGTCACCGCAACGGCGGGCGCCAGTGCTGTCGCCACCGGAGCGGCTGCTGGGCTGCCAATTCTGGCGATGGTGAAAAACTATTCGAGCTTCGAAGACGCCATGGCCGGTGTAGCCAAGCAAGTCGACGGTGCCCGGGACGACAACGGAAAACTCACCCAGACCTACTACGACATGGGCGCAGCCATCAAAAAGATGGGCGAAAGCATTCCCATGGCCACCACCGACATCGCTGCACTCGTGGAGGGCGGTGCGCGGATGGGCATTCAGGGCAAAGATAACTTGCTCGAGTTCGCCCGCGTCGCGGCGACTGCTGCCACGGCTTTCGAGATACCCGCTGATCAGGTCGGTGAGAGCCTGGCGCGTATCGCCCAGCTCTACAAACTGCCGATCAAGAACGTCAGCCAGCTCGGTGACGCCATCAACTTCCTTGACGACAACGCCATGTCCAAAGGGTCCGACATCATTGAAGTGATGCAGCGCACCGCCGGCATCACGGCCTCGGTGGGCATGTCGTTCAAGGATGCTGCGGCGCTGGGCTCCTCCTTCTTGACCTTGGGTGCGTCGGCGGAAGTCGCGGGCACGGCCACCAACGCCATGATCCGTGAACTGGCGATTGCGACGCAGCAACCGAAGCGGTTTCAACAAGGACTGGCGGCAGTTGGGCTTGAGGCCAAAGCCGTGCAAGCGGGCATGGCCAAGGATGCGACCGGTACCATCCAGAAAGTGCTGGATGCGGTAAGCAAGTTACCCAAGGCCGATCAACTTGGCGTTATGACGCAGCTGTTCGGCAAGGAATACGGCGACGACGCCGCAAAGCTCGCCGCCAACATCGGCGAGTACCGGCGCCAACTGGAACTGGTAAACAGCACCAAGAGCGGCGGGTCGATGCAGCGCGAGGGCGACATCAAAGGCGAGCAGCTGTCCGCTCGCTGGCAGATGAGCCAAAACCGTCTGTTCAACCTCAGCAGCGCCTTGGGCGAAACGCTGCGACCGACGATCATCGAACTGGT